CACGTGGATTGGGCACCAGTTTCTCCCACACCGGGTCCTTAAAGGGGACCAAGCTACCGGAACAGTTATCAATTAGCCAGAACCAAATAGACTATTCGACTTCATGGGCAAAGTTGTAATAACGTTCATCACTGAAGACATCAAGAGAGGTGTCCAGGATCAAACGGTCTCGCAACTCATTCATGTCGTAGAGACCAATATCGTACTTCGCCATGATGACTTCCAGGAATTCATCTTCAGATAGAACGATTTCTTCACTCAAAATTGTACGATAAACGTCATCGACTGAGTTGACGCCCTGTTTAGCGAACCAGGTTAAATCGTGGAGGCGAAGATTTGAGATGGAAATGTTACATTTAGAAAATCGGGTAAGGAAGGCATCACGAAGGTAGCCAACATGCCGAAACTCGTAAGCGTACGATAGAGACTTACCCGCCATGTACTCGTCGTCGCTAACATCTGAATTCCGATTAGCGCGAGCGTTGAATCGGAATAATGCCTTGCCTATAAGCGGGACCATACAATGTCTGTCTCCATAAGGAACAAAGAAGCGGGACAAAAACGTTAAATCACAATAAAAGCGACGCTCGTGGGCCTTAAGCCGCATCCCAGCGTCGATACAATGTTTTGTCCAAGCCTGGCAGCTTATGCCCTTCTTGTCCGTACCTGCGGCTATGTCATCACCAAGGATGGCTACTCTTGTGTCAGATACACCAGAAAACTCACAGAAAGAATACCAAAGGCAGAGATTCCAAATGCTGTTCCTGCCAGTGGTGTCAGTGCCCCCGGTGGCCAATTGATTTTGAATTGAGGCACTGATACCATAATCGTAAGAAACAACCTGGAATTGTCTGGAATTTTCGATGTAAAATCGACGGAACCAATAAGGGGCTCCACAACGCTTAAGCCAATGTGCAAATATTTCATGAACATCAACCAGTTGACTCCGATCATTGGCGCTAAAGTCCCCTTCATAGTAGCGGGACATACCAAATAGGTCTTCTGAGATCTCAACATCAGATTTGGTATACGCCCAGATGATCTTACCAACAACTGGGTCTGAAAACGACTCTAGCGCGAAAAATAACCTCTTATTAAACTCATCCATAAGAGGTCCTGTCAGGACGTTGTATTCGTCACTACCGACATAAATTACTCGCGGAGCCCAGGACGGGTCATTTCGTTTAAGGAGTACTTCACCTTTGACCATCAGAGACTTGGTGTTTAAGGTGCGAAAGTCCACGTCATGAAGATTTAATAGAGCTTTTGACATTCGTTCTTGTTTCTCAGGTGGGAACTTCAGAACCCAGCGGTCATAAATGTCCTGAGTCCAACTGAACGGCTCGATCTTCGGGAAGAGTCGGTCGGCAAGCTCCTTGGCCGACTTCACGATTGGAGGGCTAACTCTTGCGTCACTGTGAAAGTTGCACCGCTTGTTAAAAGCGGACAACATGCTCTGAAAATCATTGCCAGTGACGACCGGTACCTGTTGGCGTAGGACCGGACCCATTTGATCCACGGGTGCGTAGGTTGGAGCGTCAATCTTAGGTGCTTCGTCCAACCTGAAGGGCACAACAGGGATAAACTCACGCTCAGCAATCAACCGGAGGCGGGGCTCTTCATTGAAGACATGGTCACCGAAGTCTACAGGAGCTAGAACTTGGCACGGCGCCCCTCCTACACGCGTTGACGCGTAATGAGAGTGTCTTTTCTTGGGCAGGT